TACATATAGATATTAATATGTATACGCAATCAATACTTATAAGTACCAATGTATATCAATGTATATACATTGTGTATACCCACAGGCATCAAAGCTCTAGGGGATCTAGGCCAAGCTCTTGACCTACGAGCTTGCAACGGGTTCTAAAAGGTTTTCCATGTTGCATCCATTTATCGCCCTTTTGCTTGTGAAAGCTGCAATGGATCATTTCGTGCGCCAGGGTTGAGAGACAGGTCGAGAAGAACGCACACCTAGCCGATGAGATTGTAATGATGTGTTCGTAGTCATCATCGCCTGTGTCCAGCAAATAAGTTCCCATGGTCTCTGTATCATGCACAATTTGAAAATCCACAGCCTCTGGCAATGGCATAGGCCACTTAGTAAATGGATAGGTGCAGCACAAACTTGCGTAGAGATGGCGAACGGCCTCTGGCGTGATCCTCATATTTTATGAATCTGACCTCTAAACTCAAACTCATCTTCTCCGCTAACTTGGAAAATTTCTGGCAATATTAATCTACCTTTTTCCCAAGATAAAAGCACGCCTCCAGGCCGCCAATCCTTTGGATTATCTTCACAATATTCGAAGGCCAAAGAGTGCGGGTCAGCCAGCGTTCCTGTCTGTACCCCATAGCGAGTACCCATATTAAAGTTTGGGGATAGGTCTGTCCAGGGCTCTATCTTTAGCTGGTGTGTGTGCCCCGTCACGATGTTGATACCCGCCATTTTGGTGTTAATAAATCCATTGCCGCGGAACCGATGCTTGATAACAGTATCCTCGTTTACATAGAAAGCCCAGCAAGATTTCCACATGGGAAAGAAATCTTTTAATTCAGTCATTGGCAAGCCCTCTAGAGCTGGAGCGTGCCTTGCAATATAGTTGGTTAGCCTTGCATCGTGGTTACCAGCAGTCCATATAAGGGGTATGCTCTTTGGGGCAGCAGCCTCAATCCCCGCCATCATCTCAATACAGCAATCCAGCTCTTCTTTTGCTGTAGGCGCTTTAGCCCATCCCATGCGTGGATGACTAGATACCTGACCAGAGCCGTCAAACATATCTCCATTTGCCACCAGCGCCTTTAGGTCTCCCTTAAAGGTCTTAATCATTTTTAATAACGCCCTATATGCTGGGGTTACCTCACCTGGTTGAAAGTGAGCGTCAGAAAATACTATGACCCTACCATTTTCAATTTCAATACCTCTGCGAACATTGCCGGGAGTCTGTTCAATCTTTTTTATTAATGCATCTTGTCTTTGACTATTGAATGTTTCTAGTTTAATTCCTGTTTTGCATTCAACTGCTCTGCGCCGATTCATGACAGATCTGGGGTTTTGCTTGTGTTTTTTAGCAAACAGGCTTGGACTACCCAATTTATTCCACTCTTCTATAAATTGTTCATCTGTGAGATGATATCCTGACATATTTTCTTTCAAAAATTTTGCATATTGTTGTTTATACAGTATATTTACTAAAATATCATTAAAAAGGTAATCAATGTCTAGAACTAAAGAGATGAGTTCTAAAGCGTTACCAGAGTCTGGTCTTAATTTAGACTTCTCTAAAAGCCCAGAAGTATACAAGTTTTTAACAAGCAACGCATTTGTGCGTGGCATGATGGGGCCAGTAGGATCTGGCAAATCATATGCCTGTGCCGCTGAAGTATTTATCAGGGCAATTCAGCAAAAGCCCTCTCCTATCGATGGTGTCCGATATACCCGTTTTGTTATCGTACGAAACTCGTACCCAGAGCTTAAGACTACCACAATCAAGACCTGGTTAGACCTATTCCCAGAGAATACCTTTGGGCCAATGCTCCATACGCCGCCTATTACCCACCATATCCGCTTACCTAGTAGGGAGGGCGCGGCTGGCATTGATTGCGAGGTTATATTCTTAGCGCTTGACCAGCCAAAAGATGTAAGAAAGCTACTTTCTTTGGAGTTGACGGGCGCATGGGTCAACGAGGCGCGAGAGTTGCCAAAGGCTGTCATTGATGGACTTACACACCGAGTAGGTAGATACCCTACTAAGCGCGATGGTGGCGCATCTTGGCATGGTATTTGGATGGATACCAACCCGATGGACGATGACCATTGGTGGTACCGCATGGCAGAGAAAGAAAAGATGACGGGCGCGTATGCTTGGAAGTTTTTTAAGCAGCCTGGCGGCGTAATAGAGATATCTAAAGATGAGTTGCCAGAGAACCCAGAGGCTAACGACTGCATCTTTGCGTCTGGCAAATGGTGGCAATTAAACAACAAAGCTGAGAATGTGGCTAACCTACCAGCCGGATACTATCAGCAAATGCTATTGGGTAAAAATTTAGATTGGATTAGATGCTATGCAGAGGGAAAATACACCTATGTTCAAGAAGGTAAGTCAGTTTGGCCGGAATATGACGATAACATTATGTCGGGTGATGTCGAGTTGGATCTCTCGGTTCCGCTCCAAATAGGATTGGACTTTGGTTTAACCCCAGCGGCAGTCATTGGCCAGCGCTTACCAAATGGAAGGTGGGTAATCCTTGATGAGATTGTTACTTTTGATATGGGTTTGGAGCGTTTTGGTCATCAACTCGTGTCCGAAATCAACGCCCGATACCCTAATATGCAAGTTCTTGTATGGGGTGACCCAGCCGGTATGGCCAGAGATGCAATCTATGAGGTTACCGCCTTTGACTTTCTTAAAACACTAGGGCTAAAAGCTCAACCTACCCCATCAAATGACTTCAAGGTACGCCGAGAGTCAGCGGCCGCGCCCATGCAACGCCTTATTAACGGCAAGCCAGGGCTAATTGTTGACACAAAATGCAAATTATTGCGTAAATCACTAGCTGGTGGGTACCACTTCAAGCGTATATCAGTCGGATCGGGGCAAGAGCGCTTTAGAGATGCCCCAAATAAGAATGAACACTCCCACGTTGGCGATGCCTTTGGGTATCTACTACTAGGTGGTGGCGAATACAAGCGCATGACTAGGGGCAATCTAGGGGCATCTAAGACATTCATAGCCCAAACTGTAGCTAATAGCGACTTTGATATTTTTTCCAGATGAAAGTAACCATACCTTACGACATTATGAATGATGAGATGCATCCCAAAAGAGGGGTGTTCTATCTGCCATTCGTTATTGACCACTTTGACCAGCTTGATACTAATCAACCAGAACTCTTAGCTGTAGCTAGGGGCTATAACCTTAGATCCATGATATCAAGTCAATCTATGCTCGGCACAGCGGTTACTGCTTTCTATAGAAACAAGCCAATAGCCATTTTTGGGGTTGTTTTGTTTTGGGGTGGGGTTGGTGAGATGTGGAGCATTTTTGATAATCAAGCAAGAGAACATCCAACATCAATGTTGCGATGCGGTCGCTCATTTGTAGATATCGCAAGCCGATATCTCAACTTGCACAGATTACAAATAACTGTTAGAACTGACGATATTCGGGCAATACGTTATGCGAAAGCATTAAGGTTTGAGACCGAAGCGGTTTTAAAGAGGTATGGCCCTGATAAGGTGGATTACTTACTAATGACGAGGTAACAAATGGGTGGATTATTTGGTGGATCTCCAGATACTAGCGGCGCAGAGCGCGCAGCTGCTGAGACTAAAGAAGAAACAGCAAGAATACGCACACAAGCTGAAGAAGAAAAGCGCGAACTTGCAGAGCAAAACGCAGCTCGTACTAGAGCGCGTGTTCGTGGCGGTAGCCGGATGTTGTTATCGGACACACGCTTAACCCCAGAGACAGGCATACAAACGCTTGGCTCTACCGATATGAAGGGATATTAATCATGGGCGGAGTATTTGGTGGTGGTGGTGGCGGATCAAAAGCGCCAGTAGCTGAAGTAAAAAAAGAGGTAGAAGCTCCAGTTGAAAAAGCAACGCAAGCACAAGAAGAGGCTGGCGCAAAAATGCGTGGTGCAAGGCGCAGAGGCCGTCAACTTCTATCTGATGCACGATTAAATTCAGAGATGAAGACGCAAGAAACCCTCGGCTCTAGTCAAACCTTATAAAGGATAATTATGCCGGATACAGAAAAGATGCAAGCTAAAGTGGCCAAGGTAATGCGTGAGTATTCCAAAGGCAAACTTAAATCAAGTAGCGGTCAGAAGGTAACTACACCAGGACAAGCAAAAGCAATTGCTATGTCTGAGGGAAAGAAAGCGGGAGGGTATTAATATGAAGGCTGGACTCTATGCCAATATCCATAAAAAACGTGAGAGGATCGAGCAAGGTTCTAAAGAAAAGATGCGTAAGCCTGGCGCTCCTGGCGCACCAACTGACGCTCAATTTAAACAAGCCGCCAAAACTGCTATGAAGCCTAAGAGCAAATAATGGCTATTGAAGTTCAGAGGGAGTCTCTTGGTACTAAATCTATCCATGTATCACCATCCTATGTCGACAAAGATGGATTACATTATTTGGTTGGATCTGATAGACCTACTCCAACTGTTGATATTAACCATTTAAGACTGCATGAAGGTCGCGCATTTAAAGCATATCGCATTTATCCAAGTGCAACAAAACTAGCAGATGGAGCAAGTTGCAATATAGCAGTTGCATGGGCTAGTGGTGTATATGCACATATAGTAGCAGATGCAAGTTGCGGTGGTAGTGCTGAATTGTATATCTATGAAGGTGCAACTGTATCTGGTGGCACATCATTTACGGCGCTTAAAAGAAATAGAACAAGCGCAACAACAAGTCAATCAGCAATATTGATTAATCCAACTGTAACAGTAACTGGAACTGAAATTGATGCAGAGCTTGTTGCTGGTGGGGTTGGTAAAAAATCAGGCGGTGGTGGAACTAATGCTTTGGAAATAGTATTAAATCC